ATGAAGCTCAAAAGCATTAGCATTTTTGCCATACTCACCCTTTACTACAATATCACTCTTTGTGTCGCTGAAGAACCAAAGAGCTACTTCCCTCCTGGGGATTACTATAGGACTGGAAATAGTGGGCTGCTGACGATATCTCCGTTATTCGAAGGACTTCAAAAGTTTCGGATACGAAGCACTGGACACAATGCACATGCTTGCGGATTGAATGGAACTATAGAGTCAGGTCATGTGCAGGTCGACGTCCGTGGCATCGGCGATATGTCGTGCGATGTCGTTTTCAAACTGAATGATGACAGAATTACCATAGAGAAAGGAGCCGCAAGCAGGGACTGTCAGGGCTTCTGCGGGGCGGCAGCAGGTTTTACTGGTACGTATTGGAAGCCTTCCCCAATCTGCGAGCCCGCCTCTATAAAATTCAACGACAAGCAAGTGAAGAAAGCACTGAAGAATAACGAGACAGAGAAGGCCTACTGGATTTCTCGAAAACTGATAACAGAGTGTAGGGATATGTTTGAAGGTTTTGGTTATCTCTCTCGTGTTTTTCATACGGCACATCTCTCCTTGTCTGCCAAAAACCACCAATGCAAGAAGATACTAGAGAAGGGCAGCTTCTTCAGAGACCTGAAGCGAGAGTATTTGCCGGAAAAAATGCAAAATGAATATGATAAGTATTCTACTGAGTTCAATCGTCTAGAAAGCGAGTGCGAACAGTCAATGAAATAACAAATTGGTTTCACTAAGCAGAGGAGACTAAGGTGGATAGAGAATTGGATCAGACCCTTCAGCGCAATCTGGAGCGGCTATACAATTACCTAGAAAATCCAGAACGAGAGGAGGCACAGCGTGTTCTGCTCGCAGCGGAACCAGAGCCTATCCGAATTACTCACGGAATTCCTGACCTCTATACCGACTGGCTGTCATCCCCCAGCTACTCAGCACAAGGTGGGTTGACGGGGCAACTGACGCAGGTCATAAGCCAGACTGCCGGGCGGCCCGTTCTAGTCTTCGACGACTACTTCAAGGTTCATGAGGTCACTATTCGTACGGTCGCCGAAACCGGAGGAGCCAACAGTATTTCGGTGAGCGACCTCCAGGTGCAATTGAACCAGCAGATCAATACCTTTATCCAAGACCGCATCGATGGTGACAAAGCCGATAAGGTCAGCCGCCTCCAGTCCAATATTTCCTATCTGATTGAAATGGGTATTAATATCGATTTCACCGCCCGTCATGAGCTTCCACCTGGTGGGCGAGGCAACAGAGCTACTATTCCGACCTCTGACCCCAACGGTGAATCAGGTGTAACGATTGGCTATGGCTTCGATGTCGGCCAGCACGATGAATCCGGCATTCAGGCTCTGAACATTGCTGAATCCACGCGCAAAAAAATTCGCCCCGCCCTCGGCTTGAAAGGAGCGAACACCGCGACCTTCCAGGCATTAGCCCAACTCATCCCGGTACTCACAGATGAAGACGGGCTGTCCCTCTTTACCGCCAAGATGATCAAGGTCACTGATCGGATGAAGGTGAAGTTCCAGCAGTGGAGCACCTTACCTCCGGCGGTCAAAACCATAGTGACAGACCTGTATTACCACTATGGTGAGTATTCCTCGTTCCCAAACTTTGAGACTGCTATTTCCCAGAACGACTGGCCAGCCGCCATTAGGGAGTTGAGTAACTGGAATGGTACTCCCAACAGTACCGATCCGAGCGATGGCATAGCCAGGCGATTGAACAATCGCGCGGACTATCTCCAACGATCCCTGGGACTCTAGAGGTGGCGACGATGGCCGAGATCAATATCTACCAGAATCCTGGTCAATCCCTGGCTAATATCTATAAGGGTTTTGCCCGTCAATGCAATCCTGGCTTTGTCTTCCCCGAAGCACAGACTATAGAGGCATGGGACATTCCGCTGAGGCTACACCCGGAATTCATTCCGGGCGGAGACATCAGCAAAGCGGACCAGCAATACTCGACGTTGCTTGCCCAGGAAATAGCCAACGGCGTAACCATTGGTTTCAGGATGGTTAATGAAAAGGAACGTGTTTGCAACGTTGAGATACTTCCTTTGCTCACCTCCATGGCGCAGAATCTTGATCGAATAAAAGCCCGTTTCGGCAGTGGATATCTTGACCGCTTCAAGGGCAGTCCGAACGTCTATCCAACCGACGTTGGTTTCTCTACGGATGCATCCGGAGGCATTTCGCAGGAATCCGGACTACTGGTTTCCTACGGTGTGAATCTGAGGACACTGACTCCTGGTACTTGGCAGGCAATGACGCTCCCTGAGGATATCAAAGCGTTAGTCGGACCTGGTGTTGGTTTACGTCTGGACGCTCCCAACTTCAGCGACGTATTCAATACGATCAAATCGGGTCTCCGCTATACGACCGCAGTAGCCTTGCTGCTGGCCTATTTTGCAGCGATCTAGTGTTATCTGGCCCTCTCCTTCGATAAAGAGGGCCAGATAAAAAATTATCACGCCCGCTAAATAATATGTGGATACCATCGCCCTTAATTCCGGAACTCGGAGAAGCGTTATTCCACACTGTCAGGTGTTGGAAAAACTCAGCTGGTTGGCCCGCAGCGCTATTTGTAGCGGTTTGCAAACGAAAGTCGCTACACTTATCGAACTATTTTTCTAGAAACCTGTCGACTCCCCACATGGGGAAATTCGTGTCACAGTTATAACTCCACGCTATACGTGTGGATGCCCAAACGATTTGCGTACCGATTAAGCGAGTCCAGTGATCCAAATATGCGCACAAGTTCACGTCGAGAACGTAGCGGGTAATATTGACCGTCGGGACTGTAGCGCACTTGGAGCTGCCAACCGTGGCCGGAAGGCGCAGGAATAGCACGTAAGTCCCGCGCAGCTCCGGCAACCACTAGTATCTTCAGTGCCTCGGCGCTGACTCACGCATGGCGACTTCGCCTCGATGGTGGCGTGTTATCCAGGGCAGCGGCGATATCTTCCGGCATCAGTTCTCGCTGCGCCTTCTTCGACAGCATCTTGCCTTGCGTTGACTGCCGCGGATTTCCCGGTACCGATTGCGAGCGCCGATTGTCGCGCTGCGCTTGGACGAGCTGGGCGACTTGCAGCACATGACCCAAGCGCTTGTTCTCGACGATGGCACCCTGGTCTATCTCGCAGAGTTTGTCGTAGGTGGTAAAGGGGAGGGCGGTGCCGTCCACCCTGGGCTCGATGCGGCCATTCGGGTAGTGGTAGATCATCGACGTGATCACCCGCCAAGCGACGGGACTGCGGAGTGTCCGCTAGCAGATACAGCACCTTGTCGTACTGCACGGTCAACCGCTGCGAAACCCGCCGCGCTTCTCGCCAGGCGAAGATCAGCTCCAAATCTTCATCACTGTGCAGCGGGCGATGGCAGTCATGCTCAGAGCGCGGCGGCTTGGCAAAACGCGCGTTGTAGCTGGCCATAAAGTGGGCTGCAAAGGCATTGGCGTCGGCCATGTTGCTGATTCCGCGAAGCCGCAGCTCCTTGACCAGGCGATCCTGCAGAGTGAGGTTCGCACGCTCCACACGACCTTTGGCCTGGCTGCTGTTGGCGCAGCTCTCGATGTTCAACTCGTACATCGCTTGGCCGAACTGGGTATAGCCGTCGCCGCCCTGAGGCGCCTTGTGGTTACTGCGGAACACGCTGGCTTTGTCGCTGTAGAAGGCCAGCGGCTTTCCATCATCGATCTGGATCAGTTCGCCGCAACAGGCGCGCCGGTTGCGTGGCTGATAGACCTTGGGCGGCCGTTGCTTGCGCGGTACCCACATGCCGGCATCAACCATGATCCGTCGTACCGTTTCTTTGGCCAGCTTAAGGCCGTGGCACTCGACCAGTTTTTCCTGGGCCAGAGTTGGACCAAAGTCGCTATAGTTCCGTCGAATCAAGCTAATGGCGGGATTCTCCAGACCTGGCGACAACTGCCGGTTACTCGGCTGACCACGTCGACGAGATGTTAGGCCGGCTGGGCCGTCCTCGCGATAACGCAGAACCAGCCGGTGCACCTGACGTGTCGTCAGGCGCAGACGCTGCGCCGCAGCGGCAGGTTTCAACCGACCCTCGATGATTGCCTCGATGACCTTGAGGCGATCCAGCTCCCGCATGCTCATGGTGACCCATCCGCAAGTTGCCGCAGTCATGGCGTGCCTCCTGTGATGCAGGAGGGAAACCCTAGACGCCATTACTATTTGGCCGTAACACCATGGATTCGCATAATGTGCAGACGTTACGTTAGGCGCAGCCCGACCGAGGGGAGAGTCACCAGTCCGGAAAATGCGCTTAGCTCCGGACTGGTGATTTACACGTAACGTCCGTTATGCGATGCCGCTCCGGGTTTTTCGTTACCGTAACGGAAAATCCTTGCTTTCGGTCCGGCAGGGCCTATGATTCGAATATTCGTTACGGTAACGGAAGTTCGAAGATGGCCAAGGATACCCGCGATACCCAGACCCTCGACGCCTTCCCGGCCAAGCCATCCAGGGGCCGGCCTCGCAAGGCTGACGCGCTCTCCAATGCTGAGCGGCAGCGCCTCTACCGTCAGCGGCAGGCGGGCAAGGCACCCCAGGTGGACGCGGATGCCCTGGTCCGTCTGCAGAACGAATTCGACCGGCACGTTGATAATGCGCGCGCCCTGGTCGCCCATCTTCGAAAGACCATTGCGCAGATGGAGCTTGAGGTGGATCTGTGCCGCCAAGAGCGATCCGATGCCATGCGCGTCAACAGCATTTACCGCGAGCGTCTGGAGGTGGCTGGTGGCCCGGCAGACTACTAGGCCCTCCGAAGCCCCATCCCCATTATGCGATGCGACCTCTTTATTTGCGTGACGTCACGCTTATTCTTCAATCATGCGGTAGGTGTAGCGCGGATCTGTCAGGCCCGACAGCAGCTTGTCGAACTGGCGTTCTCCGGCCTTCCGGGTCAGGCCCTTGCTGATGGTCTGCCAGCGCGCCTTGCCCTTGCGCTCTTGAATTGCCCAAGTCTTCGCCTCGGCCTCTTCTTTTTTCGTGACGCGTGACGCTAATTCGGCTTCCAGCTCGGCAATTCGTTGCAGTGCCTGGTCGAGCTCCTCTTGGGTGCGCTGCCAGCCGTCGAGGATTTCCTTTACGCCATCGGCGGGGATCGATGGGGCCTCTTTTCGTGACGGCTGGGCGTCACGATTTTTCTTGTTCGCCCGGTAGCGCCGCGCCCGCTCTGCGTCCGACAGGGCCTTGCCGGTGGTTGGCCGACCGCGCCCGCGCTTCGGCTGCTCCAGGGGGAGGGCTTGGGTTTGCTTGTCTGCTGGGTCGATCATGGTTGCGTCTCCATGCTGGCTGGGCGTGGGGTAATTATACGTGACGCGTCACGATAAATACATGAATTAGCGTGACGAATCACGATAAATGGCGACCGTTCGTCGGCATTTAATGTGATGACCCTCGGCGCGTCACGATAAATAGCGCCGCCCGCTCTTTGGATCCCCCAGCCCCTTGGGAGTCCCGGCAGGTCAAGGGCCGCGACCCCGGCTTGTCAGCGCTTGCGGTGACAAACGGAGTCCCGGGCGGAGCGAACCCTTGAACCACCTCGGCCAACAGCCTCAGCTCGGGAGGGAGGGACAGCTCTTCCGTCCCTGCCTCCTGAGCCCTCGGCGGCAAGAGCGGGATAGTAAGGGCAGCGCCCTTACGACCTTTTGGATGGTCCGCCTAGCTGATCAGCAGGCCGACAGTCAGGCCTGCCAGGAAGCCCATGAGGACGCCCGGCCAGAACCCGGCCAGGTAGTGGATGAACAGGACTCTGCGAGGCCGCTGCGGTGCGCTGGTGGCGTTTTTGGGCTTGTGCCGGCTTTCGTTGAACCATTCCCTGTCGTGCAAGCCCATGCGTTTCTCCGTTGGTTTGCGGGGCTCCGATCTGGCCCCGGAGGGGTGGGGGTGCTGTAACACCCCCAATTTGGTATGGACTTCCATACTGCTAGCCGAGCTTTAGTGCTCCGACCATTGCGCTGAGTGCGAAGAACCACAGAACGAACGACGTAAGCCCTAGAGCCATTCCACCCAGCCATATCCCTAGAGCGATCTCATAGGCTAGCCGTCGTTCTGTTGCCCTTCTGACGGGCGGAAAGTCGTCGTCCCTCTCTGCCCGCATCGCTATTCCTTCCCGCCGAACTCTTCTCTGAATTCAAGAACGTCTTTCGTCGTGATCTTGCTCAGGTATTTCCACAGCGTGGCGTTCACAAGATCGGACTCCCGGACGTCGTCCTTTGTCTCGATGATCATTTTGACGCGGCGCTCCTTCACTTCTTCGACGAATTTATCTCGAACCCGGTAGGGCTTTGACATAACGGTTACCTGTAACAAGGGGTGGTCGTTATTCTTGCACGTGTTGCACTGTTACGAGTTACTGCGGTATAAATCACCCCGTACGTAACGTGTAACGTTGTTACAGGAGTGCAGGGGTAGGGATGTTTCCTCCGACCGATCATCAGAGCAGGATGTTCTACGACTACCTCACGGTAGAGCAGGTGTTCCCGTACCAGCTCCCGCAGGTTGGCGACACTGGCATCTGCTACTACGACCGGAAGACCGGCGAGCAACTGCGCGACACGTCTCCTAGCTTCAAGGTTGAGGGCAGTCACTCGACGTCGATTCGGGTTCGGGTCGATGGGAACAAGCTCCGCGTCGAAGGGAATCCGAGTGCAGTCAACCGCTTGGACAACCTGCATGGATTCCAGTCCATCGCTGAGTGTGTCGCGGTCTATAACGACATCCTCCACGAGATCAAGGACGACAAGGGCAACCGTCTTCCGTCGTTCACGGCTTGCACTGATTGGGGCCACCTCCAGACCGAGGACGGCTCGAAAACTCGGATGATCGGCAACGGTGCGCGCCTGCGCCGGGTTGACTTGACGACGAATCGGACGGTGGGGAAGGGCAATGAACTGGCCTACATCCGGGCCCTGAGTACTCAGCGTGTGGGCTACAAGAACGGCCACCTCTACGAAGATGGTTGGACCTGCGACTGGCAGGCCCGCGACCACTACTACAAGGCCTACGGCAAGGCTCAGGCCATCCGCAAGTTCCTGTTTCCGAAGTGCAAACGGAACTTTGGCGAAGACTCCCCCGAATTCCGCTACCTGCTCGACCTGGCCGCGTACTGCGATCAGCAGGGCGTGGTGCGCATGGAACAGGAACTCAAGAGTGAGTATCTGGCCCGTGAGCGGCTGGAGTGGTGGGGGCTTTTTGATGAAGGCCGCTTTGCGGCGATCCATGGGGAGTTTTTGAGGGGATTCGACAAGCTCGAGGTGATGGCGATGGATTACGAGACGATTGCGGAACGGCTGCTTTCTGAAGAGGTTGTAGGCAGCACTCAGGCGGCGAATGCGACCGCCAATATTGCGATGAAGTGGATGCACTGCCCTGGTATTAGCTTCGACTTTACGAAGTCGCAAATGAAGACCTACCGGGCGCGCTTGAACCGGATCGGCATCAACATCGCTCAGCCCTACGACGTGACCCGTCATTCGGTCGTGATGATCCGTCGTGCTGAGGAAATCGTCACCAGCGACGTGCTGGATCTGCCGGAGTTCTATCGGCATGCACCGCGCCCGCGTCACCTGCGGTTGGTGGCCTGATATGTGTATTCAATCTGAGCGTCCATGCAGTTACTGCGGTGAATTTGGCGTGGTCGATGGTGTTGAGTTTGAGCAGGGTGAGCCCACCCTTTTTGCCTGTCCGGCGTGCTATCAGGAGCTCGAACTGTGGCGTTGGGATGAGCATTGTGATCAGCAGGATGAGGTCTGACGTGCTCGCTCCGACTCTACAGGCCCTCGCGCTGCTCGCCGGTGCCGTCACCCTGATTCACGCGCTCGGCGTGTGGGCTCGCTCATGAGCGCCTACAGCCTCCAGGGCGTGTCCCTGTCGTCCAGCGAGCGTCGGTCGCTCCAGCTTCGTCAGCAGGCCCGCGCTGCTGTCGATCGCAGCGTGTTGCAGCAGACCGTCGCTCAAGCGCTCCAGGCGCTCGAAAAGCATAAGGAGGAGGGCGGCAAGGCCTCCAATCCTTGGATCACTGTCACCAATGAAAAGGGCACGCCGTGGGTCGGCGATGCCTTCGGGTGGCCGTGATGGCGATTGAGATCGGACGGCAAGCCTACCTCCAGTTGCGGGGCTCGGTAGAGCTTGTCCTGCTTGATGCCGGTATCGACTCGCCGGACCTGCTGAGTCAGATCATGCGCCAGGTGCTGGCAACTGAATCCGCTGCTCGAACTGAGCGGCAATACATGCGCCGGGCCTTCGTGACGGCTCGTCGTTCACCAGTAGCACCGGCCTGGCCGGGGATCACGTATGCGCCCGCTCGGCGCTGGAGAAAGAGACCATGAAAATTCTGAAAGGGTACGTCCTGGGCGTAGTTGACAAGGGGGAAGGGGACAAGCGTTGGGCCATCGTTGGCATCAAGGCGACCGACAAGGACCGTGACGGCTTTGACGTGGACACTACGTACAAGCTTCGTGTCTTCGGTGATGCGGTGAAGAACGGCCTGCATAACGCCTATCGCAACCTCGCTGGTGTCGAGGTCTACGCGCCCTACAACGACGAGTTCGACGAGAAATACAAGCGCATTAGCTACTCGCTGGCAGGCGCGCCCTTGGCTCTGATGGAAAAGCCCCTGGGGACCGCCCAGTCGAAGTCTGCTGCTCCCGCCCAGCCGCAGGCGGCGCAGCCCGTTAGGCAGGCTTCCTGATGATTTCCGCCCTGTCCTGCGATGGCTCCATCTCGATTGCGCCGGATGGGGCGCCCTTGTGTTCGGGCATGTGGGTCTTGACCCATGTGCCGGAGCAGTTCGACCCGTCGATGTTGGACACCCAGGCGCTCGCCCAGGCGTTCTCTGTCGGGTTCGGTCTTGTCGCGACGGTCCTTGTCGGCGCCCTGGGCGTCAAGGCCGTACTCGACTTCATTAAAAGAGCTTAAGGAGTAAGTCTATGAAAAACCTGAAAAAAACTGTTCGTTCGTGGTGGTTCCGCCGTTGCAGTAGGCGCTGCCCTGGTCGTCTCGCAATCCGCCTCGGCCGCTGGCTGGGATTACAGCGGCCTGACCTCCGATATCGATTTCTCGACCATCGCGACCGGCGTGCTTGCCGTCGCTGCGCTGCTGGCCGCTGTGTATGCCGGCATCAAGGGCGCTCGCGTGGTCCTGGGCTTCCTGTGGAGCTGATCGAGGAGGGTGGTTGGATGGGGCGGCTTCGGTCGCCCCTTTTTGTTTCTGGCAGGGGAGTTTGATCGATGGCGGATTTATATGAGTTCGCGTTCTTTGTTATTGGCGCTGCGTGTTCCTGGGCGATCTTTTCGAGGTGGTAAAATGTTTAGGATGCTAGTTCTATTTATGGTTTTTTTTTGCTGTTCTAGCGCCAGTGCTGATGCTTTTTGGTGGCAGGTTAATGGTATTGATAGTTTGCGGGACAAGTCGTTCGCTTCTCCTGGTGAGGGGTGTTCGGCGGTGCTGGCCTATTTTCAGTCTCAGGGCAGCGGGTACAGTTTTTCGTTTAATTATTTGAGGCGTAATTCTGATGTGGAGTTTAGCTGTTCTTTGAAGCGTTTGGATCAAGGCGAGTTTGTTGGCGAGGTTGGTGCTTCTATAGGTAGGTATGGTGATGCTTGTCCGACTGATACTCGGTATGATGATCAAACTGGCGAATGCAAGCCTGAGTCCAAGCAGTGTGAGGCTGGGCAAACAGATTTATTTGCAAGTGCGCCGTCTCCAGTTGTCCAGATTAGCGGCCGCAATCAAGTTTTAAGCACTCCGCCGACTGGTTGCAAGGGTGGCTGTGCGTATACGGCTTCAAGTTCGAAGACGCGCAGTTGTTACTTTGTTCCTGGGTCGCAAACAGACGGTTTCTGTAACTATCTGCTTACCTCTGATGGTAATTCGTGCGCCGCTGATTCGGGCAATCCTGGGGCAGTCGGCCCGCCGTTGAATCCGACCCCGCCGACCGATCCTGATGAGCCGCCATCGGACCCTAACGACCCCGGCTGTCCGACCGGCTACAGCTGGTCCGGGACCACGTGCGTGAAGTCTGACGGTTCAGGTGGTCCGGGCGGTGATGGCGGTACGGGTGGCGGTGGTGATGGTGGCGGCGACGGTGGCACTGGCGGGGGTGGTGATGGTGGTGGCGATGGTGGAACCGGTGGCGGTGGCGATGGTGGTGGCACGCCCGGTACTGGCGGCGATGGTGGCGGTACGGGTGGTGGTGGCGACGGCTCAGGGGAGGGCGGTGGTACCGGTGGCGGGACGGGTTTGCAAGGCGGCTGTAAGGACGATAGCTGCGCGTTCGTGAAGAACAACCCGTTCGGCAAGGACAAGGTTCCGGGCTTTGACGAATCGCTGCAAAAGGCTTGGACGGATATCAAGAATGCGCCGATTGGGCAGGCCCTGGCCAAGATTACGCTCCCGACCGGGGGAAGTTGTCCGACTCAGAGTGTTGAGCTGTTCGGTAAGAGTGTGATGTTCAGTTCGCATTGTGACTTGTGGGCTCAGATTGAACCGATCTTGAAAGCGGTATTCCTGGCGTTTTGGGCGCTGCTGTCTGTGCGCGTATTCTTGTCGGCATGAGGTGATATATGGACGGTATTCTTAGTGCGATTAAGCAGCTTATTCAGACTGCAACAGACTTCTTTCAGCGTGCACTTAAAGCTATCGAGGATTTCTTTAAGTGGGCTCAGGATGCGTTCGATTATTTCTGGGAGTTGCTACCGGTTCTGCCTGAGTATGTATTCCATAGGCTTGTGTCAGGCATTGTGAAGTTCTTTCAGTGGCTGCCGGTGCCGGAGTTCTTTACGCAGGCAGGCAATGCGTTCCAGGCGATACCGCCGTCGGTGGTGTATTTCGCCAATGCGTTTCAGATTGGTCCTGGCGTGACGATGGTCCTGGGCGCGTATCTGCTGCGATTTATTCTCCGGCGTATCCCGATTATCGGTTGAGGTGATGTATGGCAATTGATGCGTATGTGGGCAAGCCTGGGCACGGTAAAAGTTACGGCGTCGTCGAACACGTAATTATTCCGTCGCTGAAACAAGACCGGCATGTCGTCACGAATATTCCGCTCGAAGTCGATATGTTGCTGATGGATTTCGGCGGGACTATTGAGCAACTGCCTGAAGACTGGTTTGAGCGTGAAGACTTGGCTGACTTTGCGCCGCCTGGTTCGGTCCTGGTCCTCGACGAACTCTGGCGGCGCTGGCCCAAGGGTCAGAAAACCAATGATGCGCCGATGGCCGACAAGAAACTGTTGGCCGAGCATCGGCACCGCGTAGACAAGAAAAACCGCTCGATGCGGGTTGTCATGGTGACCCAGGATCTCGACCAGCTGGCGAGCTGGGCAACGTTGCTCGTCGAAACGACGTACCGGATGGTCAAGAAGTCGAAGACAATGTTCCGGGTCGATATTTACAACGGTGTGGCGAAGGGCGACAGCCCGCCGAAGTCGAAGCTGCTGCGCAGCACGGCCGGGCGTTTCAAGCCTGACGTTTACCGGTACTACAAGTCCGCTACGCAGTCTGAAACGGGCGCTGTGGGCGATGAGTCGAAGGCCGACACCCGTGGCTCGTTTTGGCGATCCTGGGGCTTCTGGGGGCTTGTTGGGCTGATCGTGGTCTGTCTGTCCGTAGGGATTCCCGGCGTCGTCCGGTTCTTCACGCCACCGCAGCCCAAGCAAGCGTCAGCGCCGACTCCCGCGGCTAAGGTTGTTGAGCAGGTGCAGCCAGTGGCGGCTCCCGCGGGGCGTGCGATGCAAGCGGTCTACGGCACGTCGTCGAATGGACCTGTGCCGTCTGCGATCTGGCGGATTGCCGGCTATGTGCATGCCGGCCTGGGCCGGGCTGAGGCGTGGCCGTCGAAGGATGGTTACAACGCGGAGCCGGATCGACCGATCAGCAAGACGTCACGCGTGGTGCTGGTGTCCGAAGGTGGCCGTACAAGGTTCTGGCCGATTGAGAAATGCCGGTTCTTCGAACAGACTCCCGACCTGTATTGCGACATCGACGGCGAGCGTGTGACGTTCTGGACGGGCCGAGGGGCCGTATCGACTGTGATGGATGCGACAAGCACCGCGAGCGGCGGCAGCCAGCGTAGCGCAGCGTCCGCCGCGACCGGTGCGCAGGTGCAGACCCCGCATTCGTTTCAGCCGCAGCAGCCGTCCCAGGGAACCCGCGTGACCGTAGTGTCTGATAACAGCCGCTCACCCCGCACGTTGTGAGTCCTGGCTTCGCATAATGTGCAGACGTTACGTTAGGCGCAGCCCGACCGAGGGGAGAGTCACCAGTCCGGAAAATGCGCTTAGCTCCGGACTGGTGATTTACACGTAACGTCCGTTATGCGATGCCGCTCCGGGTTTTTCGTTACCGTAACGGAAAATCCTTGCTTTCGGTCCGGCAGGGCCTATGATTCGAATATTCGTTACGGTAACGGAAGTTCGAAGATGGCCAAGGATACCCGCGATACCCAGACCCTCGACGCCTTCCCGGCCAAGCCATCCAGGGGCCGGCCTCGCAAGGCTGACGCGCTCTCCAATGCTGAGCGGCAGCGCCTCTACCGTCAGCGGCAGGCGGGCAAGGCACCCCAGGTGGACGCGGATGCCCTGGTCCGTCTGCAGAACGAATTCGACCGGCACGTTGATAATGCGCGCGCCCTGGTCGCCCATCTTCGAAAGACCATTGCGCAGATGGAGCTTGAGGTGGATCTGTGCCGCCAAGAGCGATCCGATGCCATGCGCGTCAACAGCATTTACCGCGAGCGTCTGGAGCTTGCTGGTCTCCCTACAGACTACTAGCCCCTCCGAAGCCCCATCCCCATTATGCGATGCGACCTCTTTATTTGCGTGACGTCACGCTTATTCTTCAATCATGCGGTAGGTGTAGCGCGGATCTGTCAGGCCCGACAGCAGCTTGTCGAACTGGCGTTCTCCGGCCTTCCGGGTCAGGCCCTTGCTGATGGTCTGCCAGCGCGCCTTGCCCTTGCGCTCTTGAATTGCCCAAGTCTTCGCCTCGGCCTCTTCTTTTTTCGTGACGCGTGACGCTAATTCGGCTTCCAGCTCGGCAATTCGTTGCAGTGCCTGGTCGAGCTCCTCTTGGGTGCGCTGCCAGCCGTCGAGGATTTCCTTTACGCCATCGGCGGGGATCGATGGGGCCTCTTTTCGTGACGGCTGGGCGTCACGATTTTTCTTGTTCGCCCGGTAGCGCCGCGCCCGCTCTGCGTCCGACAGGGCCTTGCCGGTGGTTGGCCGACCGCGCCCGCGCTTCGGCTGCTCCAGGGGGAGGGCTTGGGTTTGCTTGTCTGCTGGGTCGATCATGGTTGCGTCTCCATGCTGGCTGGGCGTGGGGTAATTATACGTGACGCGTCACGATAAATACATGAATTAGCGTGACGAATCACGATAAATGGCGACCGTTCGTCGGCATTTAATGTGATGACCCTCGGCGCGTCACGATAAATAGCGCCGCCCGCTCTTTGGATCCCCCAGCCCCTTGGGAGTCCCGGCAGGTCAAGGGCCGCGACCCCGGCTTGTCAGCGCTTGCGGTGACAAACGGAGTCCCGGGCGGAGCGAACCCTTGAACCACCTCGGCCAACAGCCTCAGCTCGGGAGGGAGGGACAGCTCTTCCGTCCCTGCCTCCTGAGCCCTCGGCGGCAAGAGCGGGATAGTAAGGGCAGCGCCCTTACGACCTTTTGGATGGTCCGCCTAGCTGATCAGCAGGCCGACAGTCAGGCCTGCCAGGAAGCCCATGAGGACGCCCGGCCAGAACCCGGCCAGGTAGTGGATGAACAGGACTCTGCGAGGCCGCTGCGGTGCGCTGGTGGCGTTTTTGGGCTTGTGCCGGCTTTCGTTGAACCATTCCCTGTCGTGCAAGCCCATGCGTTTCTCCGTTGGTTTGCGGGGCTCCGATCTGGCCCCGGAGGGGTGGGGGTGCTGTAACACCCCCAATTTGGTATGGACTTCCATACTGCTAGCCGAGCTTTAGTGCTCCGACCATTGCGCTGAGTGCGAAGAACCACAGAACGAACGACGTAAGCCCTAGAGCCATTCCACCCAGCCATATCCCTAGAGCGATCTCATAGGCTAGCCGTCGTTCTGTTGCCCTTCTGACGGGCGGAAAGTCGTCGTCCCTCTCTGCCCGCATCGCTATTCCTTCCCGCCGAACTCTTCTCTGAATTCAAGAACGTCTTTCGTCGTGATCTTGCTCAGGTATTTCCACAGCGTGGCGTTCACAAGATCGGACTCCCGGACGTCGTCCTTTGTCTCGATGATCATTTTGACGCGGCGCTCCTTCACTTCTTCGACGAATTTATCTCGAACCCGGTAGGGCTTTGACATAACGGTTACCTGTAACAAGGGGTGGTCGTTATTCTTGCACGTGTTGCACTGTTACGAGTTACTGCGGTATAAATCACCCCGTACGTAACGTGTAACGTTGTTACAGGAGTGCAGGGGTAGGGATGTTTCCTCCGACCGATCATCAGAGCAGGATGTTCTACGACTACCTCACGGTAGAGCAGGTGTTCCCGTACCAGCTCCCGCAGGTTGGCGACACTGGCATCTGCTACTACGACCGGAAGACCGGCGAGCAACTGCGCGACACGTCTCCTAGCTTCAAGGTTGAGGGCAGTCACTCGACGTCGATTCGGGTTCGGGTCGATGGGAACAAGCTCCGCGTCGAAGGGAATCCGAGTGCAGTCAACCGCTTGGACAACCTGCATGGATTCCAGTCCATCGCTGAGTGTGTCGCGGTCTATAACGACATCCTCCACGAGATCAAGGACGACAAGGGCAACCGTCTTCCGTCGTTCACGGCTTGCACTGATTGGGGCCACCTCCAGACCGAGGACGGCTCGAAAACTCGGATGATCGGCAACGGTGCGCGCCTGCGCCGGGTTGACTTGACGACGAATCGGACGGTGGGGAAGGGCAATGAACTGGCCTACATCCGGGCCCTGAGTACTCAGCGTGTGGGCTACAAGAACGGCCACCTCTACGAAGATGGTTGGACCTGCGACTGGCAGGCCCGCGACCACTACTACAAGGCCTACGGCAAGGCTCAGGCCATCCGCAAGTTCCTGTTTCCGAAGTGCAAACGGAACTTTGGCGAAGACTCCCCCGAATTCCGCTACCTGCTCGACCTGGCCGCGTACTGCGATCAGCAGGGCGTGGTGCGCATGGAACAGGAACTCAAGAGTGAGTATCTGGCCCGTGAGCGGCTGGAGTGGTGGGGGCTTTTTGATGAAGGCCGCTTTGCGGCGATCCATGGGGAGTTTTTGAGGGGATTCGACAAGCTCGAGGTGATGGCGATGGATTACGAGACGATTGCGGAACGGCTGCTTTCTGAAGAGGTTGTAGGCAGCACTCAGGCGGCGAATGCGACCGCCAATATTGCGATGAAGTGGATGCACTGCCCTGGTATTAGCTTCGACTTTACGAAGTCGCAAATGAAGACCTACCGGGCGCGCTTGAACCGGATCGGCATCAACATCGCTCAGCCCTACGACGTGACCCGTCATTCGGTCGTGATGATCCGTCGTGCTGAGGAAATCGTCACCAGCGACGTGCTGGATCTGCCGGAGTTCTATCGGCATGCACCGCGCCCGCGTCACCTGCGGTTGGTGGCCTGATATGTGTATTCAATCTGAGCGTCCATGCAGTTACTGCGGTGAATTTGGCGTGGTCGATGGTGTTGAGTTTGAGCAGGGTGAGCCCACCCTTTTTGCCTGTCCGGCGTGCTATCAGGAGCTCGAACTGTGGCGTTGGGATGAGCATTGTGATCAGCAGGATGAGGTCTGACGTGCTCGCTCCGACTCTACAGGCCCTCGCGCTGCTCGCCGGTGCCGTCACCCTGATTCACGCGCTCGGCGTGTGGGCTCGCTCATGAGCGCCTACAGCCTCCAGGGCGTGTCCCTGTCGTCCAGCGAGCGTCGGTCGCTCCAGCTTCGTCAGCAGGCCCGCGCTGCTGTCGATCGCAGCGTGTTGCAGCAGACCGTCGCTCAAGCGCTCCAGGCGCTCGAAAAGCATAAGGAGGAGGGCGGCAAGGCCTCCAATCCTTGGATCACTGTCACCAATGAAAAGGGCACGCCGTGGGTCGGCGATGCCTTCGGGTGGCCGTGATGGCGATTGAGATCGGACGGCAAGCCTACCTCCAGTTGCGGGGCTCGGTAGAGCTTGTCCTGCTTGATGCCGGTATCGACTCGCCGGACCTGCTGAGTCAGATCATGCGCCAGGTGCTGGCAACTGAATCCGCTGCTCGAACTGAGCGGCAATACATGCGCCGGGCCTTCGTGACGGCTCGTCGTTCACCAGTAGCACCGGCCTGGCCGGGGATCACGTATGCGCCCGCTCGGCGCTGGAGAAAGAGACCATGAAAATTCTGAAAGGGTACGTCCTGGGCGTAGTTGACAAGGGGGAAGGGGACAAGCGTTGGGCCATCGTTGGCATCAAGGCGACCGACAAGGACCGTGACGGCTTTGACGTGGACACTACGTACAAGCTTCGTGTCTTCGGTGATGCGGTGAAGAACGGCCTGCATAACGCCTATCGCAACCTCGCTGGTGTCGAGGTCTACGCGCCCTACAACGACGAGTTCGACGAGAAATACAAGCGCATTAGCTACTCGCTGGCAGGCGCGCCCTTGGCTCTGATGGAAAAGCCCCTGGGGACCGCCCAGTCGAAGTCTGCTGCTCCCGCCCAGCCGCAGGCGGCGCAGCCCGTTAGGCAGGCTTCCTGATGATTTCCGCCCTGTCCTGCGATGGCTCCATCTCGATTGCGCCGGATGGGGCGCCCTTGTGTTCGGGCATGTGGGTCTTGACCCATGTGCCGGAGCAGTTCGACCCGTCGATGTTGGACACCCAGGCGCTCGCCCAGGCGTTCTCTGTCGGGTTCGGTCTTGTCGCGACGGTCCTTGTCGGCGCCCTGGGCGTCAAGGCCGTACTCGACTTCATTAAAAGAGCTTAAGGAGTAAGTCTATGAAAAACCTGAAAAAAACTGTTCGTTCGTGGTGGTTCCGCCGTTGCAGTAGGCGCTGCCCTGGTCGTCTCGCAATCCGCCTCGGCCGCTGGCTGGGATTACAGCGGCCTGACCTCCGATATCGATTTCTCGACCATCGCGACCGGCGTGCTTGCCGTCGCTGCGCTGCTGGCCGCTGTGTATGCCGGCATCAAGGGCGCTCGCGTGGTCCTGGGCTTCCTGTGGAGCTGATCGAGGAGGGTGGTTGGATGGGGCGGCTTCGGTCGCCCCTTTTTGTTTCTGGCAGGGGAGTTTGATCGATGGCGGATTTATATGAGTTCGCGTTCTTTGTTATTGGCGCTGCGTGTTCCTGGGCGATCTTTTCGAGGTGGTAAAATGTTTAGGATGCTAGTTCTATTTATGGTTTTTTTTTGCTGTTCTAGCGCCAGTGCTGATGCTTTTTGGTGGCAGGTTAATGGTATTGATAGTTTGCGGGACAAGTCGTTCGCTTCTCCTGGTGAGGGGTGTTCGGCGGTGCTGGCCTATTTTCAGTCTCAGGGCAGCGGGTACAGTTTTTCGTTTAATTATTTGAGGCGTAATTCTGATGTGGAGTTTAGCTGTTCTTTGAAGCGTTTGGATCAAGGCGAGTTTGTTGGCGAGGTTGGTGCTTCTATAGGTAGGTATGGTGATGCTTGTCCGACTGATACTCGGTATGATGATCAAACTGGCGAATGCAAGCCTGAGTCCAAGCAGTGTGAGGCTGGGCAAACAGATTTATTTGCAAGTGCGCCGTCTCCAGTTGTCCAGATTAGCGGCCGCAATCAAGTTTTAAGCACTCCGCCGACTGGTTGCAAGGGTGGCTGTGCGTATACGGCTTCAAGTTCGAAGACGCGCAGTTGTTACTTTGTTCCTGGGTCGCAAACAGACGGTTTCTGTAACTATCTGCTTACCTCTGATGGTAATTCGTGCGCCGCTGATTCGGGCAATCCTGGGGCAGTCGGCCCGCCGTTGAATCCGACCCCGCCGACCGATCCTGATGAGCCGCCATCGGACCCTAACGACCCCGGCTGTCCGACCGGCTACAGCTGGTCCGGGACCACGTGCGTGAAGTCTGACGGTTCAGGTGGTCCGGGCGGTGATGGCGGTACGGGTGGCGGTGGTGATGGTGGCGGCGACGGTGGCACTGGCGGGGGTGGTGATGGTGGTGGCGATGGTGGAACCGGTGGCGGTGGCGATGGTGGTGGCACGCCCGGTACTGGCGGCGATGGTGGCGGTACGGGTGGTGGTGGCGACGGCTCAGGGGAGGGCGGTGGTACCGGTGGCGGGACGGGTTTGCAAGGCGGCTGTAAGGACGATAGCTGCGCGTTCGTGAAGAACAACCCGTTCGGCAAGGACAAGGTTCCGGGCTTTGACGAATCGCTGCAAAAGGCTTGGACGGATATCAAGAATGCGCCGATTGGGCAGGCCCTGGCCAAGATTACGCTCCCGACCGGGGGAAGTTGTCCGACTCAGAGTGTTGAGCTGTTCGGTAAGAGTGTGATGTTCAGTTCGCATTGTGACTTGTGGGCTCAGATTGAACCGATCTTGAAAGCGGTATTCCTGGCGTTTTGGGCGCTGCTGTCTGTGCGCGTATTCTTGTCGGCATGAGGTGATATATGGACGGTATTCTTAGTGCGATTAAGCAGCTTATTCAGACTGCAACAGACTTCTTTCAGCGTGCACTTAAAGCTATCGAGGATTTCTTTAAGTGGGCTCAGGATGCGTTCGATTATTTCTGGGAGTTGCTACCGGTTCTGCCTGAGTATGTATTCCATAGGCTTGTGTCAGGCATTGTGAAGTTCTTTCAGTGGCTGCCGGTGCCGGAGTTCTTTACGCAGGCAGGCAATGCGTTCCAGGCGATACCGCCGTCGGTGGTGTATTTCGCCAATGCGTTTCAGATTGGTCCTGGCGTGACGATGGTCCTGGGCGCGTATCTGCTGCGATTTATTCTCCGGCGTATCCCGATTATCGGTTGAGGTGATGTATGGCAATTGATGCGTATGTGGGCAAGCCTGGGCACGGTAAAAGTTACGGCGTCGTCGAACACGTAATTATTCCGTCGCTGAAACAAGACCGGCATGTCGTCACGAATATTCCGCTCGAAGTCGATATGTTGCTGATGGATTTCGGCGGGACTATTGAGCAACTGCCTGAAGACTGGTTTGAGCGTGAAGACTTGGCTGACTTTGCGCCGCCTGGTTCGGTCCTGGTCCTCGACGAACTCTGGCGGCGCTGGCCCAAGGGTCAGAAAACCAATGATGCGCCGATGGCCGACAAGAAACTGTTGGCCGAGCATCGGCACCGCGTAGACAAGAAAAACCGCTCGATGCGGGTTGTCATGGTGACCCAGGATCTCGACCAGCTGGCGAGCTGGGCAACGTTGCTCGTCGAAACGACGTACCGGATGGTCAAGAAGTCGAAGACAATGTTCCGGGTCGATATTTACAACGGTGTGGCGAAGGGCGACAGCCCGCCGAAGTCGAAGCTGCTGCGCAGCACGGCCGGGCGTTTCAAGCCTGACGTTTACCGGTACTACAAGTCCGCTACGCAGTCTGAAACGGGCGCTGTGGGCGATGAGTCGAAGGCCGACACCCGTGGCTCGTTTTGGCGATCCTGGGGCTTCTGGGGGCTTGTTGGGCTGATCGTGGTCTGTCTGTCCGTAGGGATTCCCGGCGTCGTCCGGTTCTTCACGCCACCGCAGCCCAAGCAAGCGTCAGCGCCGACTCCCGCGGCTAAGGTTGTTGAGCAGGTGCAGCCAGTGGCGGCTCCCGCGGGGCGTGCGATGCAAGCGGTCTACGGCACGTCGTCGAATGGACCTGTGCCGTCTGCGATCTGGCGGATTGCCGGCTATGTGCATGCCGGCCTGGGCCGGGCTGAGGCGTGGCCGTCGAAGGATGGTTACAACGCGGAGCCGGATCGACCGATCAGCAAGACGTCACGCGTGGTGCTGGTGTCCGAAGGTGGCCGTACAAGGTTCTGGCCGATTGAGAAATGCCGGTTCTTCGAACAGACTCCCGACCTGTATTGCGACATCGACGGCGAGCGTGTGACGTTCTGGACGGGCCGAGGGGCCGTATCGACTGTGATGGATGCGACAAGCACCGCGAGCGGCGGCAGCCAGCGTAGCGCAGCGTCCGCCGCGACCGGTGCGCAGGTGCAGACCCCGCATTCGTTTCAGCCGCAGCAGCCGTCCCAGGGAACCCGCGTGACCGTAGTGTCTGATAACAGCCGCTCACCCCGCACGTTGTGAGTCCTGGCTTCGCATAATGTATATTATGTTAAACGATAGGCCATGTTGAGAATGTTCATGAGAAGCCTCCGCTCCGGGCTGCTCAGAATGTTTTTTCAGCTACGCTTCGTTTCTGTGTCATGGACAGAGCGTAATCATGCCAAAGCTGATAGTTGCCATCTGGTCGGTCAATACGAAAAATCATGCGGCTACGCCAGACGCAAGGTTTGCAAGCCTGACTGTTGCAATACAGAGTGCCTGGACTACGATGATGACCCTTGCGGATGGGGAAACGGTATCTTATCTAGGGGCTCAGCCACACGCGATAACACCACAAAGCGTCAGCGTTCATACAGCAAGAAATGAAAGCGTCAATTACCTGTTCATTGCCCCTGAATACCTGTTTACAGCAAACAAGGACATTCCTAGCCATTTCATGACGGAAACGCAATTTGAACTAATTAGGGCGCAGCTTGTATTCCTCAGTCTTCGCTTTCCAAATCTGATAATAATTCCAGGTAGTGCTGGATGGTTCAAAACGAGGATGCGCTCAGCCGTGAAGATATTCCGTAAGTCACTTGCACAGCCGCAACATGAGCGCGGCCCGGAAGCGTCCCGCGACATGAATAAATACCTGGAACGATACCAGCGCTTCTCCGACGGGCAACTCTCGGTGTTCTGGTCCAACCCGCTGGTGGCCAGCCTGACCGGCGCGGCGCTGGCGATGCTGCTCTGGCCGTTGCTGGCGCGGTGCGCCGGGGCGCTGTTCCGGCGTGGCCGGCGGAGTCTCCGGCATGCCGCCTGAGCCTGCGTCTGGCGGCGGGGTGGATTTCTTGTCACCCTGGGTCTCCCCGCCGCCAGCGAGATACGCCATGTCCCGGATTCCCGACGCCAGCATCATCCACAGCCGCCTGCGCCTGCGCCAGTTGCGCCTGATGCTGGCCCTGGAGGAACTCGGCTCGCTGCGCCGCGCCGCCGACGAGATTGGCATGACCCAGCCGGCGGCGACCAAGATGCTCCACGAGGCCGAAGACCTGCTCGGCGTCGAGTTGTTCGAGCGTTTGCCGCGCGGCATGCGCGCGACGCCTTTCGGCGAGACGCTGATCTATTACTCGCGGATGATCTTCGCCGAGCTGTCCGGGATGCGCGAGGAACTGGTCGCGCTGGAATCCGGCAATCTCGGCCGGGTCACCGTCGGAGCGATCCCGGCGCTGGCCTCGAGCCTGCTGACGCGCACCATCGCCACCCTGAAGCAGAGTCATCCACGGCTGTCGATGAGCATCCAGGTGGACACCAGCGACGTGCTGGTCCAGGCCCTGCAACAGGACCAGCTGGACGTGGTGCTCGGACGCATCCCCAGCGGCGCGCGCACCGACGACCTGGTGTTCGACAGCCTCGGCGAGGAAGAACTCTGCGTGGTGGTCGGCGCGCAGAACCCGTTGTCGCAGGCACGCAAGCTGGACTGGGGCGAGTTGCAGGAGCTGACCTGGGTGTTGCAGCAGCACCCCAGCCCGATGCGCGGGATCGTCAACCAGGCCTTCCACAATGCGCGCATCGACCTGCCGAGCAGTATCGTCGAGACCACCTCGATCATGACCCTGCTCTCCCTGCTGCAACAGACCGACATGATCGGCATCACTCCACGCTCGGTGATCGAGGACTACCCGGGCAAGCACCTGCTGGCGATCCTGCCGATCCAGCTGGAGCCGCGCCTGCCGCCCTACGGCCTGATCACCCGACGCAACCGGGTCCACTCCTCGGCCATGCAGACCTTCATGGCCAGCGTACATGCCGAACAGGCGCGGCACCTGGCGAAGTGA